AGGGGTAGGTATAGCAACAGTTATAAGCATGTGGTTCGCTCTTCAAGCTGATATAGCAGAAGCGAAGGAACTCCCGGCTCCCCCACTCCCTGAAATAACAAGAATGGAATTTGACATGAAGGACCAATTAGTCCGTCAAACCATTATGACCACTCAGGAAGACGTCTCGGAACTTAAAGAAGATCTAGACAGGATTGAAGCCAAAATCGACCAATTAAAATAACATGAAGTATCTAGTTACGTTCATATTATTTTTAGCTTCAATTAATGGTTTACCAGCCCAAACTGAAGTGTGCGATGGTGATTTATGTGTAGTGCAGTTTAATGCTGCATTTAATTCTGCTAATGAAGTAACTTGGTTAAGTGATTTAACAGACTGTGATATTAATACAGTTGATATAATGGCTGATCCAAAGTTACCACAAGATTATAAAATAGTTGTAGTGCCCACCATCTTAATTTTAGAAGATGGAGAAGAAGTAGCGAGGTTTCAGGCCAACATTATGATGACTATGGAAGCTACCCGCGAAGAGGTACAAGAATCTATAGACGAAATCATAATGAGCAAATTTTAATGAAACAATTATTAACTTCCCTTTTATTACTTATTGGTCTTACATGTTTGGCTCAGCCAACATACTTAGACCTCACAATCCAACTTGACCAATACCCACTAGAAACTGCTTGGGTAATAACCCAAGGAGCCGATACAGTTGTTGTTAGTCCTAGTTACGCTGGTATAATACCTAATACATTAGTTGAACAAAGAGTATTCTTAAATTCCAATACTGACTATACATTTACAATCATTGATGCTTTTGGTGATGGTATTTGTTGTGAATTTGGAGAAGGATTCTTTATAACAGCTAATAATTGTGAAGGTGTAATATTTGAAGAATATGAATTTGGATCATCTATAGCTAGCTATGATTTTAATTTAGTTCCTTGCGAATTACCCACTTCAGATATAACCTTTAGAGTTAATTTAGCTAATGCACCCCCTGAAATAGAAACTCCTGGTGTATTAGGAAGTTGGAATGGTTGGCAAGTTATTCCTATGGAATACGATGAGGGGGATGAATGGTTTGTAACAATTCCTATACAGCAAGGAAATTATTTATGGAAATTTGCTGATTTTAATAACCCAAATATACAAGAATTACCTGTTGGTATTGATGAAAATTCGTGTTTTTTATTTGATGGTAATGGGTTTATAAATAGAACTTTAGAGGTAATTGAAGGAGAAAATCAACTTCTTATTAATTATTGTTGGGAATCATGTTTACCTTGTGGTGCTATTCCGGGATGTTCAGACCCATCTGCAATTAACTGGAGTCCTTGGGCTAACTATGACAATGGTTCTTGTATAGTCCAAAATACAGATTGTCCTCCTGGTGAAACTTTTATTGAAATAGTAGTAACACCTGATAATTTTGGTGGAGAGACCAGTTGGAAATTATTTGATGATTTTGGAGAAGTAGCAGCTGTAAACCCTGGTGAATACGGTGGTTCACCTCCCGGAATTCCTATCTCTACTGTGCTGTGTGTACCCTCAGGAGTTATGTATAATCTTGTAATATTTGATACTTATGGAGATGGTTTATGTGGTTCTTGTTTTGGTGGTACAGTAATAGGCAATGTGCAAATATTTGATTGTCAAGGAGAAGAATTATATAACTTGCAAAATGAATTTGCTGATGGTAATTTTGGATACGACACAGTATCAGACCAATTTATCCCATCAGAATGTAGTGGAGTAGCGGGAGTAGAAGGGTGTACTGATTTTAACTATGTAGAATACAACTCAGAAGCTAATATAGACGATGGTAGCTGTTTAACTCAAAAAATCTATGGTTGTTTAGATGAAACCCAATTTAATTATAACCCAGAAGCAAATACTGAAGAAGTTATAGAATCTTGTGAATTTACTTTAACTATTAAAGATGGTGTAGGTGATGGTTGGTTTGGAAGCTGGTTAGGAATTTATCAATTTGGAACAATATTTGGTTCACCTCAATATCAAATGGGACCCGAAGATGGTACTGAATTATCTTTTAATGTATCCGGTTTAGATGCTACTCAACCTGCATATGTTTATTTCTTTGTAACACCCCAATCCATAGGAACAGCTCAACAATGTGGATTTACTTTAACTAACCCAGAAGGTGAAGTCATTATTGATGTTCCTTTCTTTAATATAATCCCTTTTATTAATGAAAGCGGTTGGTATAAATACGAAATAAACCCTTATTGTGGTAACACTTGTGAACCTTATGTTTATGGTTGCCTCGATGAAACCGCTTTTAATTATGCAGAAGAAGCCAACACAGAAGATGAATCTTGTTACTATATACCTGGTTGTACTAGTGCGGGTTATTTAGAATATTACACTCAAGGATTTGAAGCCGATTTTGATAATGGTGATTGCCAAACATTAGCTGTGTTTGGTTGTATGGATCCCGAAGCTCTTAATTTTGACCCCGAAGCTAATGTTAGTAACGAAGGATGTATTCCTGTTATAGGGGGTTGTACTAATCCTTTAGCTTTTAACTATAATGAGAATGCTAATATTGATGATGGTTCTTGTATTGCTGTAGAAGATGGTTGCACAGATCCAACAGCATTTAATTATGACGAAGAAGCAAACACAGATGATGGATCATGTATTAGTATAATATTTGGTTGTACTAACCCAGAAGCACTTAACTTTGATCCTTTAGCTAATACTGACAATGGGTCATGTGTTGAAACAATAATAGGGTGTACTGATCCATTAGCACTCAATTATAATGAATTAGCTAATGTTGAGGATGGTAGTTGTATAGATGCTATATACGGTTGTACTGACCCAACATCATTTAATTACAATGAACTAGCCAACGTAGATAATGGCACTTGTGAAGAAATAATAGAAGGGTGTATGGATCCATTAGCACTTAATTTTGATCCATTAGCTAACGTAAATAACTTTGATTGTATAGAAGCAATTTATGGTTGTACAGATTCCTTAGCATTTAATTATAATGAGTTAGCCAACGTAGATAATGGTTCATGTATAGAAGTTATAGAAGGTTGCACAGATCCAACAGCATTTAACTTTAACCCTGAAGCAAATACTGAAAACTTCAGCTGTGAACCATTTATTTATGGTTGTACTGATCCACAAGCAGCTAACTATGACGAAGAAGCAAATACTGATAATGGTACTTGTGAAACAGTATATGCTAACTGTATAGATTCAGTGGTTGAAACCTATAATTTATTAGAATTAGAGAGCGAGTGCTTTGCTTGGGTAATTGATGTTAGTCCAAGTTGTTGTAATAATGAGTGGGCAGATGGTTGCCAAACTATATATAATTACTGCGATGAAAACACAGTTACTAATATAACAGAATTTGGTGAAAATGAAATAATTGTGTTCCCTAACCCAACAAGAGATCGCATAAATATCGCAAGTAACTTGCGTATAAACGCAGTCTTATATAATTCCATAGGACAGCCCGTGTTACAAAAAACTAACGTAAATCAATTAGATTTAAGTAGATTTGAAGCAGGAATTTATAATTTAATTCTTACTTATAATGATCTCCAGTTTACTAAAAAAATCATTAAACAATGAAAAAGCTTTTAATCACTTTATTATGTTGTGTACCTTTTATAACACAAGCCCAACAGCTTAAAGATTGGGGTAAACAACAACTTAAATTTGCTACTTTTTATACTGCAGTAACAGGTAATAACTCATTAGCAGATATTAGCCTATATTCAATAAATCCTTCTACGGGTATTTTAGAGGAAAATATTAAATCTACTCCTTTTGATTATACTTTGGCTTTTGGTGTCAGAAAAATTGCTCGCTTAGATTATGAAAATAGAAAAAACGTATTTTATAATGGTACTGAAACATCAGTTTCAGATGCTGCTACTGTAGGTAATGTAGAAGGTTTAGAATATTTATTTGAATTTGATTATAAAAGACAACAAGGAAGTAAATTTGTTGACCAACAACATTTTTTAAGATATGTTCATGATCATTGGATTTTAAAAGTAGAGTATGTGCAAGACGGCTTTGCTGATCTAAGATATTTTGAAGCTTCACAACGCTATAGATATAATATAGCTAAAGAATTTTCTTTAAATATTGGTTTAGTTCAACGTTTTTCTGAACCCTATGGATTTGATCCCTTATCTGAATTAGCAGGAGCTGATTTTACAAATATAGCTATTGAACAAGGTTATGGTACTAATTTTGAAGGAGAATGGATTAACCCAAATGGAGATATAGTAGCCGAAAATAATATAGTATGGAATGCTGTTGCCCTTCCTAATGTATTAAATGAATATGTTGATCAAGAAAGAGCTTTATTACCGTATCAATGGAACCACTCACTAGTATTAGGATATGATTACTACCACTATACTAAATCATTTTGGCTCCACTCTTGGGCAAGTGTATTACCACTTCATGTAAGTGCTAAAAATGAATACTCATATACCAACTTTGTTGATGGTAATACTTGGTTTGATTACACAGGTGGTTTAATTTTAGGGTGGCAAGTAAATAAACAATTAGGATTATTTTCTCAAGGAAAATACCATAAATACTGGAATAGATCGTGGCATGATTTTTCAGTCGGTTTTAATTATAGAATAATTTAAAACAACACAATCATGGCATTTAAAGACATTTTTAAAGACGAAAACGACATTAACGAAAAATCAGTAGTAGGATTTGCATCCTTTGCTATTATGGTAATATTTGCCCTAACAGACCTCGCAACAGGTTATTTTGGTGAAGATTTAGTTATCAATGAAGCAATTTATAATTCATTTGTATTTGTAACATTAGGTAGCTTTGGTATAGCCGGCTTAGAAAAATTTGCTAAGTAATGTATGAGTATAAAGCAATTGTTGATAGAGTAGTTGATGGTGATACTATTGATTGTACTATTGACTTAGGATTCAGTGTATGGAAAAAAATAAGAGTGCGAATGGAGGGCATTAATGCCCCTGAGTCGCGCACAAGAGACCTAGAAGAGAAAGAACGTGGATTAGCAGCTAAAGCTCGTTTAGTTGAAATCTTAGAATATAATGACAACCACTGCGTTTTACAAGTATCAGGGGTCGGGAAGTATGGAAGGGCATTAGCAGCAGTAATCGTAGATTCTCTCTCCCCGGTATCCACAGAAACTAGTATTACTAAAGTTAATGTTAATAAACAATTAATAGAAGAAGGGCATGGAGTTGAGTATTGGGGTGGGAAAAGGTAAATATACGTATAGATATAATTACAAAAAGTTATGGTTAAAGAATTTAATTGGTCTGGGTATAAATGGTCTACTAAAGAAAGATGGGGACAAATGCATGCTGATAAATTATATTGTTGGTATAATGCTAAATGTGTAAATGTAGATGATTATGAATATTTACATTTATTAACTAAAAAAGACCCCAAAAAATTTAGCATCAAACAAGGAGATTCTCAATCTATTATAGAGTCACCTATATCTGTTGGGTTGATTTCTTCTAAAGAAATGTTTGGTTATGGGTATTTTGAAATAGAAGCTAAATTACCTACAGGTCCTAATTTATGGCCGGCTTTTTGGATGTGGAGTTCTAATAGCTGGCCCCCAGAAATTGATATTTTTGAAGGTTATACAGATAATAGAAATGGTTATTTAAAATTTAATAGATTTAATCCTTTAGGATTTTGGAATTTACAATCTAATTTTCATTATAAAGACTTAAAAACAGGTAAAAACGCTAATTCTAAAGCAAAAACCCATTATATAGGTTTAAAAAATCCTGCTACTAATTTTATTAAATATGGTTTAAAATTTACCCCTGATGAAATTACTATATTTTATGATGGAAAAGCTGTAAGAAGTTTAGATAAGAGTTTGCTTCCATATTTTAAAGACCATAAAATGAATGTTATTATTAATAATAGTATTTCTAGTGGGGTTAATGTTATGGACGAAAATTATAGTGATTTTACGGTTAAGTATTTTAAATACATTCCTTTATAATTTTTATATATTTATAACAAAACACCCATACATGGCTAACGATAATTTTTACGGATATAAAAGAAAGTCTAATAAAGTAAAAACTTTACAAGGCGCTAGGGGTTCAGTAGATCTTGATTTTGAATCAGTTAATCCTTATGAATTTAAAAAAGGAATGAATGCTGAATTAGCTAAATTAGGTACTACCCTTAGAGAATCAGATGAAGATCAAAGAGAAAAAGCAACTGAAAATGTTTTAAAAAACTTAAAAGAAGTAGCTGCTTATTATTCTTATATGGAACATTATGAGACTACTACTCGTAATATGGACCGTAAACCATCATTTAAAACCTTCTTAAAAGAATTAGAAGGTCACTCAATGAAAGAAATAGGTGAAAAATTCACTGAGGATAAAATGAAAGAAATTAAGCTCAAAGAAAATATTAGAGCTGAAGTAAGATCATTAATAAGAGAAAATTTTGGGCTTAAAGAAGAAGAAATTCCTTCTGACTCAGAACAAAAAGATATTAGTGCAAATACTAGGTATCTTAGTAAAATTAATAATGCTAAAGAATTTGAAGGTTTATTACAAGCTATAGTAAAATATACTTTAAGTGGTAAAGTAACAGGTGTTACTAACCCAATGACCATTAAAAGAATTTTATTAAATATATTAGCAGATATGACGCCATCTAAAGAACCTGTCCAAGAAGTTGAAGACGATATTAAATTACAAAATGATGTTGAATTAGTATCTAACATTATTAACCAAAAAATAAATCAAGCTATTTAAAATAAAATAAAATGACTATTGAAGAACTAAACAAACTCATTAAGGAAGAGCTTAATGCTTTCCTTGAGGCAGAAGACGATGACGTTGATGCTGGTGACGATATTGAAGTAACAACTGATGAACCCGAAGAAGGTGAAGATGCTTTAGATACTTTAAAACAAATTTACGACATGCTTAAGCCATTAGTTGAACCAGAAGCTGAAGAAGAGCCTGAGATGGATATGGATGAGCCTGAGGAAGATTTAGAAGATGAAGGAGGCGAAGAAGAAGAAGAGGAAGATTTGGATGAGGCAGTTGATAACCACACATTCTTTAGAGGAGATAATGTTAACCGTACTACAGTTAAGGCTAAAGATGTTCAAGGAACTCGTGAAAAGGCTAGCTTGAAAGAAGGATTTGAAGGTGCTGCTCGCTTAAAAAAATTAGCGAATATTAAAAAATAATTCCTATGGTCAACATTGACAATCTAGTTAATGAATGGGCCTACCGATGTGAGAAGGGCTATCCAGATATGGATAGCCCCTCTGATCTTCGTGTTTTGAAAACCATTCTTAAAGAAGAAGGTATTACTATACCTCAGTTCCAACAAGTAATATCTGAGCAAGAAGAAGGACCTAGTAAAAAAGAACTTATTGATCTAATTAATAAAGTTGACCTAAGCCCTAAAGCTTTAACCCGAATTATTAAAGTAGTTAAAGGTACAGGTTTTCGTACTAAAACAAAAGACCTTTTATCTAAAAATGGTTTTACAGAAAAAGATTTTAAAAGTGGTGATGCTGATATGGATCGTATATTAAATACTATTACTAATAGTGAAGTAGATGAATTATTTAAATATTTAGAAAATCCTAAAGCATTATCAAGTTTTCCTTCTAGAGGTAATTTAGCTAACCAACTTGGTATTTCATCTAATTTAGCTAAAGATTTAATGGGCATTGAAGGAACAGATGAAGGTGGATCAAATATAGGTAAAATAGAAATATTTTTAGCTTTAGTTCTTAGTGATGTTAATAATAGAAAAGGAGGTGGTGATTTAAATTGGGAGGGTATTGGTAATTTAGAAATTAAAGGCGCTGGGGGTAGAGCAGGTCAACAAGGGAAGAGAGGAGCTTGGGTTAATGGGCAAAATAGAATAGCTGATAAATATATACCCCAAGGGGAAGAAAGAGAAGAATTTGAATCTAGTAATGAAAATGAATATATAAATTTTAGTTTAAAAAATGCTTTTGACTATATTGTTAAAAATAAAGGTGATATTAAAGAATATATTAGTTTTACTCAGAAATTATTAGATGAAGTCTTTTTTAATAAAGGATTAGCTAAAAAATATTTTAGCAAGGCTGAAGATTTTAAAGATTTGGCTGTTATGAGAAATAAAATATTTAAACTAAATATAGAAGCATACGCCGAAAAAACAAATGTAGATGCTTTTATGTTTGCCAGTGCTTTATCAGGTGAATATGCTATTATTAATGTAGATAAGGTTGGAGAAGCTATTGATCAAGGAATAATTAGAACAACAGTGAGTCCAGTATTAGGATATAAGTGGGATAATCCTAACCCTAATATTAATTTAGGTAAAAAATAATTTGGCCTTTCATCCCTTTTGCCGTATCTTCCCTTACTGTAGGGGGGAGGGGGAAAAGCGCACCGGTTCGCATAATTCGCATCATGTCATTAAACAGTTTCTTCGATAGTATAGATACAGACGCACAGTTCGATGTGTGGCGTGATTCTATCAAACAAAAATTAATTCACTTAAAAAACATAATTCCCCTAGAAAATAGGCTGGAATTACACTATGTTGGTGAAACATTAGAATTTCTTAATGCACTTAATATTTTAAGTAGTGAATTTTTAGCTCATAATCCTGAAGCACAAAGTAAAACTCATTTCAAAGAAAGATTAAGAGTATGTAACTCTTATTATGAAAAATTTGGGAAACGGTAAAATAGTTCGTATATTCAATAAAAAATAAATAATATGGCTTATAAAAGACAATTACAAATAGCTTTAGATCGCTTAGATCAAGGTTTATCCCGTGTACATAGTATGGTTAAACGTGGAAAAAACGCTGACGCAATTCATTATATGGAAAATGATTTGAAAGAGTTATATGAGGAAATGCAAAATATCATCAGTATAACACCTGAAAGTGATCAATCAAGAGTAGGATTCTTATGATTGGAGCTGATCAAATAAAGGTTAATTTTGAAGCCTTTAATGGAGTTTTAGAGGCATCTTTTGAAGGTGATCGTCTAGAAAAATTAAAAACCCTTACGGAAGCCTTAAAAGAGCGAATAATGTTTGCTCCAGCATCTACTAAGGACTGGTTTAATAATGCATTTCCTGGTGGTTATCTAGACCATGTTTTACGTGTAAATAAAATAGCCAACCAATTACATAAATTATATGCTTTTCATAATGCTAATGAATCCTATACAGGAGAAGAACTTAACTTTGTATCTTTATTCTGTCAATTAGGTAAGTTAGGTGATTGGGATAATGAATATTTTACTAAAAATGATTCTGACTGGCATGTCAAGAATTTGGGTATGGTATATAAATTTAATGAAAATGTACCGGCTATGAAAATTTATGACCGCACTATGTATTTACTACAGGATGCTGGTATTAAAATTTCACACAATGAATATCTAGCTATTCGTAACCAGGAAGGTTTATTCGATGAGAGTAATAAATTTTATTTCTACAGTGGGCAGAAGGAAACCAAATTTAGAAGCCACCTCCCGTTATTAATTCACCAAGCTATCCAAACAGCTCAAGAAATTGAATACCAAACTTGGAGTTCTGGGGGTTCGGTCGTACAACAATCGTCTAAACCTGCAAATGCTTCCAAAGCTGATAAAAGCCTAAGGAAAGCTAAAGCAATTAATACGGAAAATAATCCTAATTTCAACGAAAAAACAAAATCAATCATTGATTCATTCTTTACAGACTAATGGAAATAATAATTACAATATCAATAATGCTATTAATAGCACTTTTAGCAATGGCAGGACTCGCACTTCGTAATGTAGTAAAAAAGAATGAAGTGTTAGAAGACTTTATTACAAAACAAAGTGATGCTATTGATTCTTGTAATAATAGATTAAAAAATATTGATGATAGGGGTTTATTTGTGGCAGACGATGAAATCGGTTGGTTTTTTACCGAGGTTAAGAAGATACAGGAGGCACTAAACGAATTTCGCCTCCGCTAATTAAATGGCGAAAAAAAGAGGACGCAAAAGTAAAAGACTATATTTTACAGAAGACACTGAACTAGCGATAGTAGAATATTTAGCTAGTGAAGATCAAGCTTTAAGAAATAAAATATTTAATGAAAGAATTCATTATTCATTTTATAAATTGGCTGAAAATCTTATACATACTTTTAAATTTTATTATACTGAAGTTGATGACCTTGAAGATTTAAAACATGAGGTTATTACTTTTCTTTTAGAAAAGCTTCATTATTTTAAAGTAGGTAAAGGTAAAGCATTTTCATATTTTAGTATTGTAGGTAAAAATTACCTTATATTATATAATAATAAAAATTATGCTAAGAAAAAGGGTAAAGCAGATCTTATAGAAGTAGATACTGATGATAATATATTAAACGAATTTGATAGGGATGAAGTTCGTAATGAAAAGGTAGAATTTTTAGATTTATATATAAAATATATGGATAAACGTATCTATAAAATGTTTAAAAAAGAACCTGAAATAAAAGTAGCAGACGCTGTTCTTACTATTTTTAAAAATAGAGAAAATTTAGAAATTTTTAATAAAAAAGCTATTTATATTTTTATAAGAGAAATAACTAAAGAAGAAACCCCTATTATAACTAAGGTTGTAAAGAAAATGAGAGCAGTATTTAATGAATGTTATGCTGAATATCTTGAAACTGGATATATTTATAACCATGAGTAATCCACTTGATACAGTAATATTTGAAGGTAAAACATCATCAGATGTATTTAAAGAAATATACAGTAATAGCAAAAAAAAGGATAAACAAATAAATTCTTTAATAGCTGAGTTAAAACCTTTAATACAAAATATTGGGGATGCTCCAGTAGTAGTACCTCTTATTAAGGAATATCTTGAGATAGGTGTAAAGAATGACGAACATTTAATTAAAATGATGGCTGTTATTCAACGAATTAATAATAATGCTACTTCAAGTGGTGGAGATTCATTACTCACAGACGAAGAATTAAAACAACTTCAACAAATAGCTGAAGAAGTAGCACAAAATGAGCCTAAGAAGAAATCAGAATAAAGGAATATCATCAGGGGGAATAGGAGGTACTAAAAATCAGTCTTTAAATAAAAGAGTAGCTGACATAATACTATCACCTGACCACCAAGCATATAATAGCCCTGACGATATAGGAGTAATATTTTTTACAGACGTAAAAAATGATGAAGAATTTATTGATTCTACATCGTTACCTAGTGCTAAACCCATAAGTAGAAATAATTTTACTTATCCTAATATAGGAGAAATAGTACAAATTATTGAAGCAACGGGTAATGATTCATACTCTGATTTAGAAGGTAAATTAAATAATAAAGTTTTATATTATAGCCCCGCAGTAAATATCCATAATAATACGGCTTCAAATGCTCTTCCAACTGAAAAAAGTACTAAAAAAAGATCTTCTAAAAGAGAATCTAATGTAAGTGCTTTTGAATTTAAAAAAGAATTTAAATCTATAAGCAGGGAAATAGCAGCGAGACAATTAGAAGATTATTTACGTAATCTAGGATATACCGCAGGTAGAAGTGATGCTAGGGCTCCTAAATATAGATTATTCCAAAATGCCGAAAGTAATTATATTTTTAGATTAGATGATTCTGAAGATAATAATCAAGTAGCTATAAAATTAGGTACCTATTTCCAAGAAAATCCTGAATTACGACCTTTAAGACCAACTGAAGGCGATTCAATACAAGAAGGAAAAACAGGACAAAGAATCAGAATGACAACCACTGGTCCTAGTGGTGTAAATGCTATTAGTAATAATGTAACTGATGTAGCTGATGATGGTAACCCTAGTGTAGGTGATCCCGCTATGATATTAAGTTTAGGAACAGGTGAAAATGAAAACGTAACTAAAGATGCTGCTTCTATTTATTTACTTTCAAACCAAAGTATTAATATAGATGCTACTTCTACTAATATTGACTCATTAAGTTCAACATATGAACCTATTAAACCTCCTTTAGAAGAACTTAGTGCACTACCCCCAGTAATAATCCCTCAGGCATTACCTGAAGCCGAATTAAATACCCAACCAATACAGTTTAATTTTGATACTCCTCAAGTAGAAACTATTACATTACAAGAACCCACCCCTATTACAAGTTCAGGAGATCCTGTTTTTGATGCCTTAGATGAATCGGTTGAAGAAGGGTTATTAGAATACGAAGAAGAATCAATTGAAATTTCAGGCACAGAATTTGCAACACCTTCAGTCGAAAATCAACCATATGTTACAACTGGGGGAGAAGATTTAAACCCCGAAGACATTCCTGCTGAAACAGATTATAAAATTATAAATGAAGAAGCTATAAAACTATGGGAAAGGGGAGGTGAACCTATTTTTAAAAATAAAAGAGGAGGTTTATTAAAACTCTCTCAACCAGATCTAGAATTAAAAATGAATAATAGTAATTTAGTAGATAGAAATATTAAATACTTATGCATTCATACAGCGGCTTCAAGCAAAAAATCAAATCCTGCGTGGTTAATGTGGTATTTTCTTACTAAACGAGATGGAAACGGATGGAATACAGGTGGATATCACTGGATAATTAATAGAGATGGTAAAGCTACTCGTTGTTATCCTGATAGTGTTAGTACAAATGGGGCTCTTGGTATAAATCAAGAAAGTATCCACCTTAATTGGGTAGGAGGTCGAGATAATTTTGATGCTACTGATTTACAAATGTTTACTTTAGGTAAATTAATAAAAAAATATGTAGAAACTTACCCTAATATCCAAATATTAGGCCACAATCAAATATCAAATAAACCATGTCCCTGGTTTAGCGTACCACAGTTTTGTGAAAAATTATTAAGTAAAAGATGGATAACTAGATTTAATATATGGGGTTATAATGAATATGGAAATAATAAAGATTCATATATAGGTAATCAATTTTATTCACAATGGAATAGTGATTTATTTAAAGATACAGCTAATAAAATAAAAGTATAATGGCTACTACATTTACACAAGAAGACCAATTTGTAGGTAAACAAATATTAATTGACAGTGATCGATTAGTATTCAATGGCCGTGATGATAGTGTATTTTCATCAAAAAATCTTTTTTTATTTAAAACTGATGGTGAATTCCATGTAAATGGTAAAAGTGATATGTTTTTAAATAGTCCCACTGTTTATATAGGCCCTATTGAAAATGGTCAAGATGTTAATATACCAGCTGTTAGAAGTAGGGAATTAAAATTACTATTAGGTGATTTAATAGGTGCTTTAGAAATGTTCTTTTCAATTCAATATCCTAATACATCGGGATTATCAGGCCCCAACCCAGCAGTTAATTTAGGTTTATCCCAAACTATTTTAAAGGACTTAGCTAAGGTTAAATCTCGACTTGATGATATGGATAGTAAAAATGTATTTATAAAATGATAAATAATATTACAAATAATATATTAAATAGGGCATCTAGTGAATTATCGGATTCAAAAGATAAAATTTTAGCTCTTTCTAAAAAGAAAGCTCAAGAAACTTTTGATAATAATATACCTTCCCCAGAATCATTTAAAAATGAATTAAACGGTATATCTTCAAATTCCCCTACTACTTTACGTAAAGCCGAACAAATTTACCAAAAAACTACCAGAACTATAGAAAAAGCTATACAAAAACTAGAAGGATCTAAAAGAGAACTGCAAGGTATTAAAGATAAACTTGTAGGAATAGGAGAAAATTTTACATTTTTAAATAACCTTATTGGTCCAGGAACAGTTATAGGTAGTCTTATTGAGGTACTTAAAGGACTTCCTGTATTAATAGATGGTCTTTTAGCTACTCAAGTAACACCTATTGTAAGTGGTACTGTAATAGATAAAGCAGGTGACTTTAAAAAACTAGCTAAAGATAATATTCAAAAATTTAGTGATATTTCTAGTACTTTACCTACTTTTGAAAATTTCTTCACTAAAGAAACAAACTTATTAATACCCCCTATAGATACAGGTATTTCTAACATACAATCAATAATAAATCAACTAAATATATTATTAGAACAAATACGTACTATATGGACTAATTTTATTTTAGGTTTAAATTTACCCGAATTACAAGATACAACTACGGGAGATGAAAATTCTGACGTTATACTAGGAGGTACTACTTTAGAAGAATATTTATCTAACCCCGATAACCTATCTACAGTAATTACTGATTTAATAATTCCATCAACTAGAAAAGTAAGAGTTGAAATAAGAGAAAACGGACCTGGTACTGAATTATATCAATCTGATATAATAGAAACTACAATAAATTAAAATAATTTATATTTATTAAAAACTAATAACGATGAAAATAAATGCATTCGAAAAAATAATTAGAAAAGTTGTGCGAGAAGAAATAGATCATGCATTAAGACGTGAGATAGCATTACTAAAAGAAGAGTTAGTTACCCAACCAACTCAACAGCGTGTAGTAGAAACTACAAATAATACTCAAGAAGTTGAAGATTTTAGAGCTAAATTAAAATCCCAAATGCCACCTCCTAATTTTAATGGTAATGATAATGCTCTTAATTCACTTTTAAATGAAACTGCAATGTCTCCAACACCGGAACAAATGTTTAATGCAAATGACCCCGTAAGTCAATTTGTAAACAAAGATTGGAGTCCAGTAATGAAAGCAATTGAAAAGAAAAAAGAATTTAGACCCTAATGGCTATTAAATTACGTAAACCTATTAAAATAGATCCTGTCGACATTGATGACAAAGTCGCAGTGGGGATACGTTTACCTTTTAATAAAAAAAAGATATTTGATTTAGATTTTACTACTAAAAGGCATGCTAAATCAAAACTAATAAATGTATTACTTACCTCACCTGGGGAAAGATTACACCATCCTAATTTTGGTGTTGGTTTAAAAAATCGTTTATTTCAACAAAATACTCCAATAGCAGGGGATGAACTAAGATCTATAGTTACACCACAAGTAGAAAGATATATCCCAGAAATTACAATAAAAAACATAGCCCTTAAAGACGGAGGAATACAGGGGCATACATTATTTGTAACAGTTAATTACAGTTTAAATAATAATGATGAAGAAGATTCAATTGCATTAAGTTTTACTAACGACAATTTTAATAACGAAGTATAATGGCATACTCAACAGCAAAAAACAATACTAAACCAGTAAGGTATCTGGATAAAGATTTTAGCGATTTTAAATCTGCTTTAATCAATATGGCTGAAACATATTATCCCGATTTATTAAATGATTTTACTGAGGGCAGTCCAGGTACCATGTTTATTGAAATGGCATCTTATATAGGAGATGTTCTTTCATTTTATACTGATGCCCAGATCCAAGAAGTATTTTTACAATATGCTCAAGAAAGGGAAAATTTATATGCATTAGCATATAATTTAGGGTATGTACCAGCTGTTACTAGCCCTGCAGTAGTTGATTTAGAAATCTTTCAACAAATCCCTGCTAATGGTAGTGGGGACCCAGATTGGGACTATGCTTATAGAATAGAAGAAAATTCAGATTTTCTTCCTAATAATAGTACTAACAATCGTTATATAATACAAAAATCCGTAGATTTTGCTTTTTCTTCATCCGCTGACCCTACAGAACAAACAGTTTATTCTATAGTACCCGGGGGTACCCAACCTGAATATTTCTTATTAAAGAAAAAAGCTAAAGCTATAAGTGCTGAAATTAAAACAGCAACTTTTAGTATAGGAAGTGCTGAAAGATTTAAAACAATATCTTTAGATGACAGTAATATAATAGGTATTCAATCTATTACAGATACTGAAGGTAACACATGGACTGAAGTGCCCTATCTAGCACAAGAAACTATTTTTGAAGAAGTATCTAATAATGAAGCTTTTGATCCCGATTTACCCCAATATAATAGTCAAGTACCTTATTTACTAAGAACTAAAAAAGTATCTAAAAGATTTATTACTAGATTTAGATCAAATAAAAAATTAGAAATCCACTTTGGTGCAGGTTCTACAGGGGGTGATGATACCTCAATTATTCCTAACCCAGATAATATAGGTTTAGGAATAAAAGATGGTAAGTCTTTATTAGATAGAGCGTATGATCCTTCAAATTTCTTATTTACTAAGGCATATGGTGAATCCCCCTCTAATACCACATTAACCGTTAGTTATATGGTAGGAGGTGGCAGAAATGCTAATACTAATGCTAATACTATTAATAGAGTAGGTAACGTATCTATCACGCAACGAAAAGGAAATCTCAGTTCAGGAGTATCAAATACAGCAATAAATTCCTTAGCATGTACTAATCCAGAACCGGCTTTAGGAGGAGGCCCTGGTGATTCAGCACAAGATATTCGCCTTAATACTATGGCTCAATTTGCTGCCCAAAAACGTACTGTAACAAAAGAAGATTATATATTTAGAACTTTATCGTTACCTGTACAATTTGGCAACATAGCTAAAGCTTATATAACACAAGATAATCAAATCTCCTTAGAAACTAATAAACGTATTGCTAATCCTAATGCTTTAAATTTATATATTTTAGGATATGATTTAAATAAAAATTTAGAAACATTATCTTTAGCAGCTAAAGAAAATTTAGCTACATATTTAGAACAATATAGAATGTTAACGGATTCTATTAATATTAAAAATGCTTCAATATTAAACTTTAATGTAGAATTTGACATTAGTGTAAAAAAGGGATTTAATAACGAAAGAGTTTTAATTACATGTATTAATAATTTAAAAACATTTTTTAATATTGATAATTGGCAAGTCAACCAACCTATTATATCAGGAGATGTATCAAATATTTTATATAATGTAGATGGTGTACAAAATGTAGGTAAAATTACTTTTAATAATAAATTTGGTACTAATAATGGTTATTCTCAATTTAAATATAATTTTGAAGCTGCTACTAGAAATAATATAATATATCCACCAGTAGATCCTTCAATATTTGAATTAAAATACCTAAATAATGATATAATTGGTAGAATAACTAGATAACAATGGCACATTACTTTATTTTTCCCGAAAAGGATACTACAATACATTCTCATCCAACCCACCAATCTACTAACACGGGCATTGATGAAATATTAACTTTAAGAGATGAACAATCCTTTACAGACAATAATTATTATCCTAGTAGAATATTAATTCAATTTAAAAACACTGAAGTAGATAGTGTTATAAATAATATAGTTCAAGATAAAACCATTATTACTGCTAGTATAAAATTATTACAAACTGAACATAGAGAACTAAGTATAGATCAACATTTAGAAATTTTCCCCTTAGCAGAAAGTTGGATAAATGGTACTGGTAGATTAAGTAATGAACCCAAAATTACCGATGGGGCTTCATGGAAATATCGTGATGGAAGTGAAGATGCACTCAAATATAATTCTATAGGAACTCTTTGGAATACTAGTAGTCTCCCTACAGGAGTAACAGGAAGTTTTACTAGTAATGCCCCTGGAGGTGGAATTTGGTATACAGGATCAGGATTTGAAATAAGTAGAAGTTATGGTTATAATGATGAATTAGATATATCATTAGATATTACATCTCCAGTTTTAAAACATTATAGTGCTAGTAATAATGCTGCTACTTATCCTAATGGAATCACTAATAATGGATTTATAATAAAACGTTCAGGATCACAAGAATTTACAGCTATAAATGATGGAGAATTAAATTTCTTTTCAATGGATACCCATACTATATATCCCCCTTATTTAGATATATCATGGGATGATTCCTCTTATGACACTGATTCAGCTATTTCTGATAAAATATTAAAAACAGGTGAAATATATGTTACTTTAAGAAATAATAAAGGAGAATTTAAAACAATAGAAGACCCTAAATTTAGACTTAATGTTAGAGAATTATATCCTACACGTAAATTTGTTACTTCATCAAATTATTTAGATGTAAAGTATTTTACTAGTAAATCTTTTTATTCCCTAGTTGATTACGCTACAGAAGAAACAGTTATACCTTTTAGTGATACAACTAAACTAAGTGCTGATTCTGAAGGTATGTTTTTCAAATTATATATGAATGGGTTACAAGAAGAAAGATATTATAAACTTTTATTTAAACATGAAAATAATGATGGTGTAAGAGTGTATGATGAAGATTATTACTTTAAAATAACTAAATCATAATGGCTGCTGCACCCCAACCAAAATCATCTAGGTATGGAAATACTCAAATAAGTAAGGGAAGGCCCCAAGTAAGTCCTGTACCCGAAACCCCCATCATTATCCAGGACGAAGAAAATCCAATTCCAGATAAATATGAGGGGGATATTAATTTTAATAAAGTAGTATATTCATTAAAGGAATTTAGAGATAAAATAGATTTAGGGTTTAATGAATTAACTTCAAATACCCCAAATGTTAATACCCAACAATTTTTTGACTTATATAATGAATTATTTTTTGACATACCTAAAGAGGGGGAAAATTCACATACTACAATAGTACAAACTAGTTTAGATTATCTAGATAATTACGTAAGTCCTTTACAATCTATAATAGATTCTAAAGATGTAGAAATACAATCACTAAACCAACAATTATTAACAATTCAGGGAGAATTATCAACGCTACAAATAGCTGCCCAAGAAGAAGAAGCCGCAGACGCCGCAGAAGACGCCGCAGAAGCCGCCGCTCAATCTCAATATGAGGGTAAGTATGGTACTAATTACACAACAAAT